GTACAACCAACCCAGCAGATGATCCAATTCCAAGTATTGTAAGTTTATTAACTAGCGATTACTTAGACTTAGACGCACCTGAGCCAACACTATACCCAACAGGTATCTTGTTATTCAACACAAGACGTTCAGGTTATAATGTTAAACAGTATAACGTAAACTACTTTAACAACGACAGATTCCCTGATGCAGTTCTTCCAACACAGAAGGATGCATGGGTATCAGCAAGTGGCTTGCAATCAAATGGCGCTCCTTACATGGGTCGTAAGGCTCAGAGAGCAATGGTTGTACAAGCATTACGTGTAGCAATTGATACTAACACAGATATTCGTGATGAGGATCAATTCTTCAACTTGATGGCAACACCTAACTATCCTGAACTACAACCTAACATGGTTGTATTGAATGCTGATAGAGGTGATACTGCATTCATTATCGGTGACACACCAATGCGTCTCCCAGATAATGCTACTGCAATTCAAGCATGGGCAACTAACGCCGCAGGTGCAACAAGCACAGGTGAAGATGGTTGCGTAACACGTAGCACTTACATGGGATTGTTCTATCCAAGTGGTATTGCTCCAGAACCAGTTAATGGTAATCTAGTAGCAGTTCCCCCATCACACATGATGATTAGAACATTCTTAAGAAATGACACTATCGCTTATCCTTGGTTAGCACCAGCAGGTACACGCCGTGGTCTAATTGATAACGCAACTAACATTGGTTATGTTGATAGTGCTACTGGCGAGTTTGTAACAACACGCACAAGAGTAGGTATACGTGATGTATTGTATACAAACTTCATCAATCCTCTTGTATTCTTTACAGGAAATGGATTGTTAAACTATGGTAACAAGTCAAGTTTCAATAGTCTATCAGCACTTGATAGAATTAACGTTGCAAGACTTGTAGCATATGTACGTAGACAGTTGACAATTGCGGCAAGACCGTTCGTATTCGAACCAAATGATGCATTAACAAGAACTGAAATTTCAGGTGTTGTTGATACATTGTTCTTGGATCTAGTTGCAAAACGAGGCATCTATGATTATCTAGTAGTGTGCGATGATTCAAACAACACACCTGCTAGAATAGATCGTAATGAATTGTGGATTGACGTTGCTCTTGAACCAGTCAAGGCTGCTGAGTTTATCTACATCCCTGTACGTATATACAACACTGGTGAACTATAAGCAGTAAGATAGATTGGGTGCTTCGGCACCCAATCAAAATGAGATAAATAAAAGATAACAGGAGATTAAAAAATGGCAGTAGCCTCACAATCACTAATCAACATGTCAGTTTCTGGTTCCGACGGAGGAACTGGTAACCAAGGCTTGTTAATGCCAAAACTACAGTATCGCTTTAGAGTTATTTTCAGTAACTTTGGAGTTGATGCTACAGGTGGCCTCGCACTAACTAAACAAGTAATTGATTGCTCACGTCCAAACTTAACGTTTGCTGAAATTCCATTGCAAGTTTACAACTCAACAATTAAACTTGCAGGTAAGCATACATGGGCTGATATGAGTATCAATATCCGTGATGATGCAAGCGGCACAGTATCTAAGGCTGTTGGTCAACAATTACAGAAGCAATTGGACTTTGTTGAACAAGCATCTGCATCAGCAGGTAATGATTATAAATTCCAAACTAACATCGAAATTCTTGATGGTGGTAATGGTACAGCCGCACCAAGAGTACTAGAGACTTGGGAATTGTATGGTTGCTTCCTTAAAGGTGCAAACTACAATACTCTAAACTATGGTACAAATGATGCCGTAACAATCGCATTAAGCATTGCTTATGACAACGCTGTTCAGGCTCCATTAGGCTCTGGTGTTGGTTCCGCAATCGGAAGAACATTAGGCGATTTGGCATCTGGCGTTGGCGCGTAATAATCTTTAGGATTATTACATGGCGCAATTGTCAAACTTTCTTAGGGACGTTGCCGGAGGTTTCTTCGGCAACGATTACCTTAGAGACTTCTCCCACGCAAGTAAAACTTTTAGGACCAATCTATATCAGAATGCTCCTAAGTTAAAGTTTTTATTCCACGTTTATTTTGATATCAATACCGAGGCTTATCCTGTTGGTCTCGGTACTGGTACCAATTTTGGTTTATTAGTCAAAGACGTTAAACTACCTGCATATAATTTTAATACACTACAACTTAATCAATACAATCGTAAACGTATTGTACAAACTAAAATTAAGTATGATCCTGTTAGTATAAATTTTCATGATGATAACGCAAGTACAATAACAAAACTTTGGGAAGCATATTACACATATTATTATAAAGACGGCACAAAACCTGATATCGATTTATTCAGAGGGGTAAGGGGAGGTGCTGTAACAGGTGGCGACACACAATATAATGTAAGAACACAATATATTAATTCAATTAGCGGCAATGATGATTGGGGTTATATAGGTGAAACAAGAGCACCAAAATCCGATGCAGCACCTACTAAACCTGCGTTCTTTAGAACAATTAATATATTTGGTTTTTATCAGCATAACTTTACAGCGTATACACTAATAAATCCAATCATAACATCATTCTCACATGATACTTACAACTATGCTGAAAATGCAGGTGTAATGCAAAATGCAATGACTATAGATTATGAAACCGTAGTATATAATTACGGTGCATTAGATGGTAACTCACCTAGCGACATTGTTAAGGGATTTGGTCTAGAACAAAACTACGACAGAAAACTTAGTCCTATATCAAGACCTGGATCTAATAGTAACGTGTTTGGTAAGAACGGTATCATTGATACTATTGGTGGTTTCATTGAAAAGGCCAGAAACAATCAAGTAACATTAGTTGATGTAATTAATATGTCTAGATTATATTATGGTAATAAGAATCTTAATTTAAAACAACAAACAAAAACAGAATTAGAGCAAATCTTTATTCAGTATTTAAGGGGTATTCCAAAAGGATCTCCACTAACATCACCAACAAGAAACACCATGTTCAACTTCCCAATACCAGGTGCAACACCAAACGTATTAGGAACTGCTGGTGCTCCCCCAGTTGGTGCATTAACTAAACCAACTACAATATCTAAAGAGCCTGTTGCAGGCAATATGACAACCACTCCCCCAGGTTCGGGAACCGGTGCTTAACTAGCAGATAAATATTGTTATGGGAAAAATTATAGATAACAGAACCGATTTGGATCAGACCGTAAGAATATTTGATTCATTCTATTCAACAAACTTAAGCGTAAATGCTTCTGAGTTTGATTTGGTATACTCATACTTCTTGGGTATATGTGAAACAAAAAACATTGCTGAAAACTTTACAGCAGTATTCTTTAGAGTAGCACAAGAGGCAGGGATACCAGTCATTACATTATTAGAAGCAGTGCAGGGTTCTAAGAACAAGTTAGAAATGAATCAAACTCTTTGTTATTATCTAAACGGATTCAAATCTAAAACATCACTATATGGTATAGGAATAGTTCCTAAACCAAATCAAAGTGTAGCCCGTAACGTAGTTTTATGAAATGGCTAAATGGGCACAGGGTTTATATACACCTAAGAATCCACACAAGTACATAGGAAAACATAATCCTAAATACCGTTCGGGTTGGGAATTAACATTTATGACGTTCTGTGATTCACACAAGAACGTGTTGTATTGGGCTAGCGAAGCAATGCGTATCCCTTACAAGCATCCTATTACAGGTAAGATAACAAATTATGTCCCTGACTTTTTTGTTGTGTATGAAAATAAGTTTGGGAAGAAAATAGCAGAAGTAGTAGAGATTAAACCCAAAAAAGAAAGTCTCATAGAAAGTAGAGTGGCTAGTGCTAGGGATAGAATGGTCGTAGCAATCAATCACGCTAAATGGGCGGCTGCTATGGCATATTGCAAGAGTCAAGGATACACGTTTAGAGTTATAACTGAAGATGACCTTTTCTATCAAGGTAAGAAAAGGTAACTAAATAACGGTATGACTAAAAAACTACAAGAACTCTTTGACCTTCCAACTACAGAAACCGAATCGGTTAATGAGTTACAGGCTCCGTTAGTAGAAGGCATTACTAAAGAAGCATACACTAATTTAGAAAAGATAGAGAATGCGTTGCCCCAAGTAAGAGGGCTTGATGCGGCAGATTCAGAAATGGATGCATTAACTGATTTGGCAACTAGTAGTTATAAAGACCTAATGGATTTAGGCATGCAAGTTGATAGCAGATTCAGTGCTGAAATATTTGGCGTAGCAGGGACAATGTTGGGTCATGCTATTACTGCTAAAACTGCTAAACTTAATAAGAAATTGAAGATGATTGAACTTCAATTAAAAAAGGCCGCACTAGATGCTAAGTCTGCTGACAAAGACAAAGAGGTAGAAAACGTACCTTTAGGTGCTGGCCAAGCACTAGACCGTAACGAATTGCTTAAAATACTGAACGGTAAAAATCAACAATAATGATAAATATTAGACACGGGAATCTATTATGAAAAGCCTTAAACAATACATTACTGAAAGCGTAAAGACTTATAACTACACCATTAAAATTGCTGGTGAAGTTGATAAGAATTGGTTAGATATGTTCAAGTACAACTTGAAGAAATTTGACCCTATCGATATTAGCGAGCCTACAACGACTCCAATACAAAAGGATCCATATGGTTTTCCTAATGTTTCAAATCAACCAATTACAATCATTAAGGCTAATTTCAGATATCCAGCAACAGAACCTATGATTCAGCAGATGGCACAATTGTTAGGCTATAATGTTGATATGGTTCGTGTTATCGATAGCAAGTATAACGATAGCATTAACAAAGAAGTTGAAGGATATGAGAATCAAATGTCACATAGCCCTGTACTAACACATGAGAAGTTAGAACAGGAAGCAGGTGCTAAAGAAGCAAGCAAGGCATATGGTGATAGTTATTTAAAGAGCATTAAGACTCAGACTAAAGATAGTAAGATGAAAATGCAATTTGATGCTAAGAAAACACCTAGTGCTTTTGATCCATTCAAACCTTATTTGGATGATAAGACTTTTCCTGATAGCCCAATGAGTAAGATTTCAAGACCGCCTAAGCCAAAGACTGGCGCAATGGCTTAATTTAGAGGACCAACAAAATGAATTTCAAAGATATGTTAGACAAACTAAGCCTTCTTTCAGAAGCAACTAAAGAGACTGATAAAGGTCGTGTACACAAGGCTGACCCAGGTGGTTATGGTCGTAAGTACGATACTGATGAAGAAGGTGAAGAAAAGAAAGACGATAAGAAAGAGCCAGCGGCAAAGCGTGGTCGTGGTCGTCCTAAAAAGGGTGCTGATGATTCAGGCGAAGTTAAGAAATATGATAACGCTAAGAAGTTACAAGACTTTATGATTGGTAACAAGCCAAAGAAGAGTAAAGAACTTGATAAACTTCCTGGTAAGAAACACACACTCAAAGATTGGTTTGAAGCAATGGATAAGAAAATGCTTGAAGAGGCAACAGGTCAAAATCTTGCTGTCAAGCCATTACCAGGTGCAACTCAATTAGTTGACCCTGCAAGCAATAAAGTTGTAGCAACAGGTCCTGCTGACAAAATTAAAGCATTGCAAGGTTCAGTAGCAAAAGGCGAAGTCACAATGACTGGTAAAGAAGAGATGGCAGAAGAAGGTGGCGATAAGTGGATTCAAAAAGCAGTTAAGCATCCAGGTGCTTTTACTAAGAAAGCAAAGTCACATGGTATGTCAACTTCAGCATTTGCAAGCAAAGTATTAGCAAACAAAGATAAGTTTCCTGCTAAGACAGAAAAGCAAGCACAACTTGCTAAGACATTAGGTAAATTGAAGGAAGCAGATATTCCTAGCGACCAAGTTGATATGGGCGCAGGTTTAGGCGCAGGTCGTAGTCAGTCAACATTCGAAGCCAAAGAAGATAAGAAAGCCATGAAGAAAGATCATAAGGCTGAAAAGATGGGTAAGAAAGTTACTAAGGATATGGAAAAAGTTGAAGAGGCAGCAAAGCCAGATTATATCGATTTAGATAAAGATGGTAACAAGAAAGAGTCAATGAAAAAGGCTGCTGCCGATAAAAAGAAAAAGAAGGTAAATGAAAGTATGCATAAACACACTGCCGCAAGACTTTTAGGTAAGGCACATGCTCTCGCTAAAGAGGGATACAATTGCCGTTACGAAGATATGGATGAAGCACGTTGCTATCATGAGGGCTTCAAAGAAGGTCTTGATGAGTGCTACGGTGTTATGCCTGTACAGGGCTTAGTAGGTGAGACAGGAGTACCTGGTGCACCAGCAACTCCACCAGCAACAACAGGTGGTATGGCTCAACAAGCAGTAGCACAACCTGCTATGGAAGATGATATGGAAGAAGGTAATGCATTTACAGGTGCATTAGCAAAAGCAGATAAAGGTGAAAAATTTACTGTAGGTGGTAAGACATTTACAGATACTAGTTCATTGGAAGAAGAGGGTGCGTTTGCATTTGAAGCACTTGATAATCAACTTAATGCCCTCTTAACAGAGAGTGAAGAAGTTACTGAAGGCATGAGTGTTTCTATCAGTAAGGGTCAACAAGGAATGCCTGACACAGTAAGTGTATCAGCACAAGACGGTGAAGCAGAACAACTATTAAGTTTCATTAAACAAGCCGGTTTAGGATTGTTTGGTGACGGTGGTCCTGCAAGCAACTATGGCGCACCCGAAGGTGATTCAAGTGTAGATCATGGTGGCATCAAAGTAGTTGGTGATCATGACGGTATGATGGGTTTGATGAAGAAAATAGCCGGCATGGAGCAGGGTTCAGAAGCCCAAGATTATGAGAGTGAAGAAGGTTCTGAAGAAGGTCATGAAGAACATGGACATGATGAGCCATGTGAAGCATGCGGTCAGTCAGACTGCGGCTGTGATGAAAGTGCAGAAATGGTTGATGAAGTAGAAACAGATGACCAAAGACTTGAACAAGTTGCAGAAACAGACATGGAAGAATTGAAAAAATTAGCAGGTACAGTACCTAAGCGTGAAGTTGCTGAAGCAAATCCACCAGACAGTGGTGCCGCAGAAACTACAGCAGATGAGAATGCTGAGGCCGCAGAAGATCAGGCTTTAGCAGCCGCAACACAACAAAATAAGACAACTACTGTAAATGAATGGGCAAACGATGCAGGTCAGTCACTTGATGAGTTTAGAGAAGAGACATTCGAAGCAGATATCGATTTTATGATGAATGTCATTTCAAGTGGATTAAACAAGAAGAAATCAACTGGCCAACAGACAATTCCTGTTCTTGCAGGTGATGAAGAGAGAACCAATATCAAAGAGGGTGTTGATCCATTAGATGAATGGAAAGCACTCAGTGGCATAAAATAAGTTAATTTATGCTACTTTCAAATACCCGAGGAAACTCGGGTATTTTTTTGGCTAACGCCTTTATGAAAAATACGATAAATACAAAATAAGGTGATTAGACATGGCACAACGAAATATTGACTTTGGTTCTTTCCCTGATGATCCGAGCGCAGATGCGATAAGAACCGCGTTTCAAAAAGTACAGGAAAACTTTACAGAAGTATTTGCTGGTTTGGGTGATCAGGCAGTTTCTTCTATTAATAAAACTCCCGGCGCGGGTATT